TGTTACTGTAAGTGTTATTACCGTAAGCCATTGCTAATCTCCTTTGGTTACTTCAAACACGCCTCCACCGTGCTGCTGCGCCCATTCGCCAGTAAACAAGCCTCCCGGTCTGCAGTTGAACAGCGTTTCCCTTAGAACCTGCTCGCTTGTGACGGCGGGGGATGCACCTGGGTTTGTCGCTCCAACTTTCGGGGCTGTTTGCTTTGGTAGGGTTTTGGCTAACTCTTCGGCATCGGCTTCCAGCTCTTCAGCGGTTGTCCCCTGAAGGCGGAGCGCCAGCGCCGGGGGTAGCCCGTGCTTTGCGGCGGCGGCTCGCTTGAGTTCGTTGGTTTGTAAGGTTTGCAGGTCACGCGCCAGCTTTTCATTTTGCGCCTTCAGCTTTTCCGTCTCGGATAATTCGGCTTCTTTGCGCGCCTGTTCTGCTTGCTCGAATGACTCTGCCTGTTTGCGATATTTAGCCGCCTCGTTGTTCGCTTTCTTCAAGGCCGCTTCCATCGCTTTGACACGCTCTTCAAGATTGCCAGCCGTCTCGGTTGGGTGTTCCTGATTAGCACTTGCACCGCCTACCGTCTCGGTAGTTTCTGCGGGGTTGCCCGTCACGGGCGCTTGGTCGGACATTGTTACCTCTCTCCGTAAAACGAAAGTGCCGCTCCTTGTGACGTTCCGTCTCGGACTATCACAAAAAGCGGCGTTTGTTAGAACTGCCAATATTCAGTTATTGAAATTATACCACCTATTTAGTCATTTCTTGCGTTCCGCCGTGCGTGGGCTAATTTCCAGCTTCCGCTCTATGGCATCCACTACCATCAGCAGGGCTTGACGAATAGCCAGCCAGAAATCACGGTCTGTCATAATTCATCCGTAACCAGCCGGCGATTCTTGGGGTGCATTAATTTTCTAATTGCTTTATTTCGCAATGTACCAACATACCCCGTTGAGATACCAATGATTTGAGCAACCTCGCGATGTTTCAGTTTATTTATATACAATAATCTTAATACCTGTTTCTCCTGGATTGTAAGGCTGGTTTTATCCGCGTAGGTGTCGAAACAATCCAATTTCAATCCTCTTATATATATTGTCCATTCATCATTGACACTATTGCTTTTTGCTAGAGACATGGGGGCATCAACAACATCATTCCATAAATTTTGGTTGGAATAGCTCGATACTTCGCTCTCTTCATCTGTCATCGCCGATTAACTCCTTCAATGACTTCGCCCGTTTCATATCGCCGTAAACGTCATCGTGATACTGCCCGGTGATGTCAGATAGCCCGAATTTACCATCCCTCCAGGCCTGCCACTTCGCCCCGCCCATCATCTGCTTTTGTACGCTCTCAGGCTGTTGGTCAAACCAATCCTTGCCAGCCGTCTCAGATACTACGGGGTCGAAACCTTTTACCACGGGTATCATCGTACACCTGCCGTTATGGTGGTCGTTTAGCGTCTCTGTCACCGGGTGGATTGTCCCATGCTGCGCTACACAACTCATACATACCATGCCATCTAACACGGCAAACCACTGCCAGCCGTCCAGCACTTCAGCGTTAGCGGCATATACAGCGCGGCTTGATTCTCGATATGCGTAGTTGCTTACCGTGCGCGCCATCCGCATCGCATCGGTCAAGCCAATCCCCAGGGCGTTTACTATCTCAGTCGCCATACGTTGAGAGCCGATACCCTTAGCGAACCCGTCCAGTATCGCCTCTTCCACCTGGGCAGTCGTCACGGTTGCCAGGTTGCTCAATCGCTCATACAGCGGGCCTTGTGGGTCCAGAAACCCTAACAATTGCTCAATTGCATCGGTGGGTAGTCGCTGAAACATCGCCCCGGTTGCGTTCTGCCCTACTACCATGCTTTCAAGCAAGATGCGCCCGTTCTGTTCGCCCAACTGAACGCCCAGCCTGCCCAGGGTTTCAAGTTCTGTCTTAGTCAGCCCTTGAAAGTCTCTTAGCTCTTCGGCAGTCTGGGCAAGGAACGCTTTGTACCGTTCCAGGTGGATTACCTGCGTGCGGGTGTATTCGCCGCTTGCAATCTGAAGCGTTAGGGCTTCTATCTGCGGTTCCAGCCTGGTGAATAGCCCCTGGTAGGCTTTTATCATCCGGTTCACAGCGGCGGTGTCTTTGGCTTCGATTGCCGCTCGAAACCGCAAAGCCATCTCTATGACTGTTTCGGTATTATTAGGTGCTACCATCCGCCCCGCCTCTTGCGCTTGTAAATCACGGTATTCCCGCCGATGTACTCAGGTACGCTCATGCGCCCGCTCCACCTGCGGGGTGTGCTTGACCAAATGCTAGGGGCAAGCATAGCGGCAGTTGCCACCATGATTACTGCTATCACTTCAGCATCCCCCGCCGCGCCGCCTGTCACGGTTGGAACGAGTATAGACGCTTCAGCCGTTGCTATCGTTCCCGTGATTGTGGCTTCGCTCTGGATAGTTGGGGTAAGTGCCGCGGCGTTAGCTGTCGTTACTGCGCCATATATTGTCACATCCGCCGAAACAGTTGGGGCGTTTGCGCTTGCGCTGGCTGTGGCCAGGGTGGTTGTTATCTGTGCTTCTGCGCTTATGACAGGTTCAATCCCGGCTGCGCTTGCGCTGGCTATGGTTGCGATTACGTCCCCGTTACCCGCTGCGCTCCCGGTCACGGTTGGGGCGATTGCATCAGCCGTTGCCGTAGCTATTGCGCTTGTGACGCTAACCGCACTGGACAGGGTTGGACCCAACCCCGCCGCGCTTGCAGTGGCTATTGTGGCTGTTACTGTGACACTGCCGGAGCCTGATACAACCGGGGCTAATCCTTCAGCCGTAGCGGTTGCGATGGGCGCTGTAATTGCCGCTTCACTCGATAGGGTGGGTGGGATAGCCGCTGCCGTTGCCGTCCCTACCGCTCCGGTTACATTTGCCTGGGCGCTCAGGGTTGGGGCAATTCCAGCCGCACTCGCTTCGGCGATGGTCGCGGTTACTTCGCCATTGACTACTGATGAACCCGTGACAGTAGGGGCGATTGCCGCCGCGCTTGCGGTTGCCAGAACTGCCGTTACTGCCGCTTGTGCGCTTAGGGTTGGGGCGATACCTGCTGCGGTAGCCGTTGCTACCGTGGCGGTTACTTTTCCCTCTCCGCTTACGCTTGTGGGGGCGCTTGCCGCGGCGCTTGCACCTGCCGCTGGCGTGGTTATGTTTGAGTTGGCGCTCAGAACAGGCGCGACACCTGCCGCCGTTGCGGTTGCAAGAGTTGCGGTTACGTCACCGTTTGCCCCACCTAAATCACCGCCCTCCCAGGTATCAATCCGGCTGCCTGCGTTGTCCTCATACCCTGATATACCCGCTTTGCCGCTGGATATTGCGCTGTCAGTTCCAGTCAGGACATTGGAACCGTTGCGCTTGAACGTAAGCGATGTACCAGTAATCTCTAACCGAAAAACATCGCTCGCTGAGACAGTCGTAGTACCAGAGGTTATCTCCGTCCAGGAACCAGCAACCGATTTATAAAGATAGGCGTTCTCACCACTGGCTGCCCAATAAACGCCATAGTAAGTATAAGCCGATGTACTTGCCCGTACCGCTAACCCGATAAAAACGCCCGATACCGCCGCAACATGCACCGCCTGTGCGTATTGGTCGTTAGCAAATGTGCCCGTGTTATAAGCACACTGCTCATAGTTGTTACGGTCAGGCGCGGCGGCGTTGCTCTGTACGTCCGGGTCATAGGTGCTGTTAGTGTCCCACCCCGTTAGCGCACTTACCTGCGTCCCATTTGCAGCGGTAAAGGTCTCGGTAACTGCCATCTTAGTAGGTCACGCCTCCGATAATCATTTCAGACTCTATGATGTCGCTGGCCTGCTTCAGCATCTGCCGGACTGTGCTGTTTGCCCGGATAATCCCGGGGTCAATCCCGTAGCTCGCTACCGTAAGGCTGAACCAATTCGCCACATCTGCCGGGAAGTTGCGATACCGGGTATCCAGGGTGATTACGCCAAACAGGAACGTTCCAGGAGGCGCGCCATTCTCCCCGGCGATATAAGCGAACCGCTGGGCAAACTTGATTATTCCGTATAGCTTGCGGATAAGCTCGCGGTAAGTGGTGGCCGATGTTAGCCAATCCGTAGGGATATTGAACCCCTCGAACATGGTTCTTAGTCCATCATTGGGCGATATTGCCGCGTCCAGGTTAGCAGGAAAAGCGTATACGTCCGGGTTAGCGGTCAAGGCGGCTATCTGGGCTGCGTCTAAATCCGCCTCCACAAGATAGCCGTCTATAAAACCGTAATCCACCTGTCCCCTTTTGGGCAGCGTTCCTGTCCCAAATCGCCAGGCAAAATACTTCGGGCCGTAATAGGTCACGCCCTCCCCTGGTACACTCTCGCTAGGTACAAGGTAAAGCGCCATGCCATTACGCCGGGGTTACGGTGAAGATACCGCCAGCGTCAAATGTAACCGTGAAGTTGCCCGCGGTGCTGGATACCGTGCCGCCAAAATCAATGTAACCTAACAGCACGCTTCCGGCGATGCTGGCGTCATAGATAACCGCTTGCGTGGCGGTGATGGTGGATGCTGCATAAGTAACATCAGCCGCATCAAAGGCGATAACATTAGTCGCGCCAGTGTAAGTCAGTGTCTTGCTTTGCAGAACCGTACCGCCCGCACTGTAACCGCCGCTGGCTGCCACCTCGGACGCTGATACATCGCTCCACAAACTGTGAGTATCCTGGTTGGGGGTGTAGTCCAGGTGCAAACTCAGCTTGACTGAATCGCTCAGGTAGTCCACCGCTGTTCCACCTGCCGCCGTGCCGCCGAAACAATTCGCTAATCCAATTCCGTACCATTTCGCTGTAACTGCCATTTCATCAACTCCTTGAACCTAGTTTACTGATTACCGTTATTGAACGCTCGCAAGATTGCCGCGCCCACATTATCACCCTGGGCAGCTTCGGCAGCTATCCGCTCCTGCTCTTCTGCCCACTCGTAGCCGCGCCGCTTCGAGATTGTCTCCTTGCTTACCAGCTTATAATCCAACTCAAATTTATCGGCGGCTGCTTGCTCAGTCTCGTTAGTGGGTAGCGTCTCTTCCCACACCACCACCCCGCCATCCGTCTCGTATCCGCCAAGTGCTAGAATACGGCGGTTTAGCTCCTTCAGGCTTTCGCCCCATACTTCCTGTTTCATGCCCAATTTTGCCATAGCGTCAAGGTACAGAACGCGCAAGCCGAAATTGGTCAGCGCCCCAATCTTGTCGCTGATACTGGTTATATCTACGGTCTGAGTTATGTCAAACAGGGTTTGACGCAGTTCCCGCAAGTATTCCAGGCTTGCGCTCAGGTCGCTTTGCATTTCCAGGTTTTGTAGCAAAGCATTATCGCCCTGCAGGGTGATGAGTTGGTCAGCGCCCCAGCTTGTTTGGTTGCCCAGCGTGCCACCCTTTAGCCAGGTTTTGGGATGGGCGTGATATCTGATAATCTTGCTCATGTTCGAGGCCACAAAGTTTATCCGGTCTTGCAGTTGGATGACGTTGTCGTCAATATCAGGATAGCCGTACACATCGAGCGGGTTGGGTAGGTTCTGCCAATGGACAACCGGCGGGTATGGGTATTCCCAAACCACGTCATCCAGGTAGGTTTCCCATCGCCCCTGCCGCCATATCTGATTCTTGATCAGCCAAGATACCACGTCACCATCTGCGCTGTACTGCGCTTCGATGGTTTCCTTGCGCGCCGCTTCTTGCCCGTCCACGTCAATAATTGTGAATCGCCCAATGTAGCGAATAACGTGCCCGATGTCCTCTTGCTCAGTCACCACTACCCAATGTAAGGGGTTGAGCGGGACCAACCGCGGATAAAACTTACCTTGAAATTCCACACCATCAGGTATGATTTTCACATAGCAAGTCCCGTAAATCCCGCCCAGGTTGGCAAGCTTCTGGAATAGAACGTCTTTCCCGTTGGCTTCGTACACGGCTTCGAGGTATTCTTGCTCTGCGCTTTCCTCGTCACCCACGGAGAAGTTTACCCCGTTGCCCAAAAGCAGGTGGGCGCTCCGGTCCACTACCGTCTTGGTGAAGTTGAGAAAGATGTTATCATCCGGCTGCCCTACCCGCCGCTTGAACTGCGGGCGATGGTAGCCGTAATAGTAATCACTGTTGAGCGCCATGCTCATCATCCGGTCACGCTCTTGGGCGACAAATCCCTGCCCGTCAATTCCAAGAAACTTCCACGCCATATCTCTAAGAGTATCTCTCAGTCCCATATTGAAACCTCGCTTTCACCAACTCGCGCATAATCGTAATCATATAACGGATTGACAATAAATTTTACCTCTGCATCCGTGGCATCTTCTTCGTAAGCATACCGCCCGCCGTCTATCAAGTGGTTATTCTTGTCAATCGGCTGCCGGATTGCGTTACCGTCCTTATCTTCCTTCCACTTGTATTGCAGAAACTCACGGCGCGCATTGACACAGTTTTGGTCAATGATGATGCGCTGCTGTTGTAACCATTGTATACCAAAAAGCACGCTATCCTTACCTTTTCGCGCCGCTTTTGCGTTCACCCCGTGCCGTTGCAGCTCTGCGATGCTCTTAGGTTCCGCACTGTCGCAAGTCACATAATCAGCCCCAATCATCCGCCGCACATCAGCCGCCAAGAGGTCGTTGGTCAATCCAGTCTCATAGAACTCATCGTACAGGTAGATTGTCTTGCGCATCTTGTCATAGTGCGATACCCACAAAGCCGCCGGGTCAGAAGAGAAACCGAAGTCCAGCCCGTGCCGGGGGTTTGTGAATTGGTCGCGCATCCCTGACAAGTCTTGAACTTCCCAATTAGTGAAGATGACACTGCCCAAAACGCCCCAATTTCCCAGGGTATACACCTGGTAGTAATACTTGTCGCTTTCCGTTTCCAGGTCGTGTCTGTCTTGCGATGTCAAAAAACGGTTGTGTACATACCACGTTTTGAGTATGCTCAGGTTGTCGCTCTTGTACTCGGTCTGATTATCAACCCAGGCGATGTTTGAGAAGAAATCCGTATAAATCCAGTGGGTTTGTACGATGGGGTTAAAGGTCAGTATCATCCGCTTGGGTATGCTTTCATCACCGCCGCGCTGGCGTTTATAAAGCTCCCGCACCGCTCCCCGGTCTGTCTCGGTTGCCTCTTCGATCCATATATCCGTAATTACGCCCTTCTCAGGGGTGATTGATTTTATCTTCTCTGGGTCATCCAGCCCGCTAAATAATATCTGGTAGCCGTTTACGCATGTGATGATGCCATCGGTTTTGTTGATCGTAAACAGCTTGGTTAGGTTCCAGTCCATGATAACTTTGCGCACTTCGTTGAATACGGACTTGCGAACCGTGCGCCCTACCTGGCGTAGTATCAGGTAGTTGCGCCCGCCCTTGAGTATGTCATAGATGCACCGCTGGGCGACAAATACGCTCTTGCCTGAGCCGGAACCGCCATAGATAATCTGCGTGCGTGAGTAGTCGTTTAGAAGCGGGTAGTACGCCGCATTGAATACCGCCGGGTCTATCTGAACGTCAATCATTGTTGCTCTTGGGGGTGATTGTGATTTTTATATCCCCGCCATCTGTGCCGCCCACGTTCAGATTATCCGGCACTTTGCCAAACGCCACCTCGATAAACTGTTTTTGTAGCTGGGGGTTCTTGGATACCGCCCATCCCCTGAGTATCATCTCCGCTACTGTCGCCGTGTGCCCGTCAATCACCACGGGCTGCCCACCTGACAATGCGGCTTCGTGGGCTATGGCTTGTGCAAGCTCCCTGAGCGCGTCAAATGACTTCGGGCGTCCCTTGCGATTGATGCGTGGGTCGCCTTTGGTGAACGTGCCGGGTTTCTTGCTCTCGTCTGTCATCCTATATCTTCCAGTATTACAGGTTCGCCGCCAGTCATGTCCACCCATCGCTGGATTGCAACGGCGCAGTAAGCGGGTGATATTTCCACCGCCCTACACTTGCGCCCGAGGCGTTCACAGGCGATTAGGGTTGTGCCAGAACCCAAGAAAGGCTCGTAAACCATATCACCGCCAACGCGGTTAATCAAATCTTCAACCACCAAAACGGGCTTAACGCTGGCATGAGCCTTGCCCCAATCGCCAGACAATTCTTTGCCAATAGTCACTGGACTATAACAATCATGTGCGTATGGTTTCATTTCACGCCATACGCCCGTTCCAAATGTACTAACCAGGATGGATTCTGACTTCAGAATCCATCCCCTCCACGGGAAGGTCTCATCATTGGGCTTATACATCCACAGCATTCTCTCAAACTTGTGACCTGCTTCTCTCAGCGCGTCTAACCAATCAGGAAACAGCCGTGGTGACTGAAAAGCAATCACTACCGCATTTTCAATCGGCATCACTGCCAAGCATCCATCGAACAGGGCGCGCAACCCTTCCGGATCATCGTTCTCGATACCTTCACGGTTTATTCCATACGGCGGGTCAGTAACAACCGCCCCCGCCTTCTCCCCTTGCATCACCATCCCAACAACCGCCGCATCCGTGCAATCCCCGCAAATCAGCCGATGCTCGCCCAACTGCCACAACTGCCCCAAATCCACGCCCCACTTCTCGCGCAGCTCCTCGGCCTTGTCAATCTGCGCACCGGGGTCTGGTTCGGGTTCGCCTGCCCACAAGTCCAGGTCAAGCTCCTTCTTGTCAAACCCCCACTCCAGCAGCTCGTCAAGCTCAAACTCATTCGCCAACGTGTCGAAGTCCCACTCACCCGCCGCGCCCTTGTGCAAGAATACGGTTAGCTTCTCGCGCTCCTTCTCAGTCAGCGGGCGTGAAGAGACGCGGCACTCCACTTCATAATCCCCGCCGTGTTTGGACATAAGCACGTTAAGGCGCTGGTGTCCATTGTAGACTTCATTAGCGGGTCCAATAGCGATTGTCTCAACCTGCCCAAACTCGTCAAAAGACTGCGCCAGCCGTTTAGCCTGGTCGCTCTTTATCTGGCGGGGGTTGCGCGGCCAGGGGATTAGCTCTTTGAGTTTGCGCCGCTCGTTAGTCCAGGTTATATCACTCACCGCCGTCTCCCTTTCATCCATAAATAAACGAGCGAACCGCACCGCAGCTGGCGCAAGTCTCCTGGCTGCGAGAATTAGGACGGCGGCAGTAGGTACAAACCCACTCAGGAGCGTTGCGCTGTTTGACCATTTCACCCCTTGAAATATTCCCTCCTAATCCCTCAAGCGTAATAGTCCATTCATTCAATCCGCCGTAAGTGTTTCTAACATCCATTGCAACAGCCAAACAATCTATATCATAAATATAGCCTTCAGAAGTTTCGATGTAAACATGATACTTATTGCCTATTAGTGCCATCGCCTCTCCGCTTCCCTTTCCGTTTCTCCCGGCGCACCTGCCGCCGGACGTATCGCCGCCGTATCCAGGCTGTTAGACTGCCCAAAACTCACCAATCCGCACTTCGGTTGCCACCGTGACAACCACCGTATGCTCAGCCCGCGTCCCAATGTCATAGCCGTTCTGGTACAGCGTAAAGCTGGCAATCGGCGCGCCGCCATCAATTACGATTGTCACCGTGGGGTATTCTGGCACATCATTCCAAACCCCAAACTTGCGCCCGGTAAATGTGTACGTGATGGTCGCCCCGACCTCGGATGAGTGAACCTCATCACCATCGTCCGTCCAGGTTCCGGTTCTGGCAGTGTAATCCGTCCCGGCTTGTATAACCGGGTCATGCACAAAGTCGGCTGTCTCTGCATGGACGTAATCAGCGGGCAGGGTGATGACTCCCGCCGTGCCAATGTTCAGGTTGTCGAATAACGCCTCAACCGCCGCTTGCCCGGCTGCTGTCCAGTGGGCAGTATCAGCGTACATCTCGTTTAGATGCCCGCCCCCGGTCACATGGTCTTTGCAAATCTGCCAGCCATCTATGTACGGCACACCGTAAGCGGCACAAATCGCAATTTGCAACCCCATCGCCGTCTCGTTGAATGGGCTGTTTATCTGGTCATCTGTGATTGCGCTCCAGGATGGATTGATAATGGCGATGCACCGCTGCCCCGCTGCCTGGGCACGCCGTATAAAGGCTTCATAGTCAGGATAGGCATTTGCATCATCATTGGATTGGTCAAAGATAATTACATCCGACGCGGCTAAATCTGCAAAGTTTACCAGGTTCGGGAAGGTTCCCCAACCAGACGCGGCGAGTAGAACCTGCGTCACGATATACCGCTGGTCCAACCCGTCCACAATCAGTTTTCGGTATCCGGTTGAACTGAATGTGTTAGATGACCCCGCAAATCCTAAAGTTATAGGCGAGGTCATCCCACAAAAAAACCTTCCAAATTGTTACCTCCAGTGATACCAAATCCACAGTATGAACCCGGCACGTCAGCAACATCCGCATCCGAACCAACCTGAGTATTGTTGTAGTACAGCCCAACCGTATCGTTATCGGTTGGGCGAATTTCCAGCCATGCCCCATCCACGCCAGTTACACCAGTCGGCGCGATAAGCTCTGTCGGTGTACCATCCACAATTTTTATCAAACCGATTGCTAGCTGGGTATCTACTGAGTTTGTCGAATAATACGCCATCAAAAGGGTTGTGGGGCTTGCGGAACTGTCTGCCCAATGAATCAGATAGCTCAATGTCCCATCCGCGGCGTGATTTGTACCAGTAATAACCGGCTTTGCCTTGACAGTTGTCAGCCTGCCAACCGATTGACTGAGCATGGCAAACAGCGTTGAGTAAGTCAGCTTTTGCAGAGTCCCATCATCACACAGCGCGGTTATATAATCGGCAGAACCCAGTGTATACGCCGGATAAGCCAATATCCAGTTGGTAGTGGTAGAGATGAACGACACTTCATTTTCGTTCCAGTCGTCTACACTTATCGCATGATAGGCTGAATCTCCCGCGCCAGGAAAACTGTCTGCCTGGTACGTTCTTATGAATGTCTCCGTGTTTGCGCCTGCGGTTCGCTTTACCCAACACTTAAACCGATACCATGCGTTCACTTCGCCTTGTGCCGCAAGCCAATATAATGCATTAGTAGACGCCGCGCCAGTAAACTCCTGCGCCTTGCTCCCGCCGTGTACATCCGTGGTTTCTTCTGCTACCGTGGGGCTTCCGCCTTTGGTCAGCGTGTCGCATAACCCCGCCGTATAGGTCGCCTCTAAACCAGGGTCGGTTAGCAGGTTACTGCCAACCCCAGGGGCATTGACAATAACCCCGCTCGATACCGCGAACGTGCCGCCCACCCAGGGAGCGGGCAAAGCCCCATCCGCCAGCGTGGACGGGTCAAGGGTGTAGGGTAAGGAAAAGCCCCCACTCAGCACCGTTGGAATTAGGAACGCACCGCGCCGCCTTCTCATGGCTTGATGTACTTTGACACGAGGTCGTTTATGTAGTTCGCACCGCGCCCAACCGACAAGCCGGATAACAGCATCCCCGGCCAGGTCGCTTCGCCGCCTCTAATCAACTCAACCAAGTCAAGTTGATACCAGAAGCACAGCCCAACCCCCACGATTGCCGCGACGTACATGAGCAGCCACTTGTATGGCTTCAGGGCAGTAATCTTATCCGCCAGGGTTCCGAACAGGTATTCGGTCAGGCTTTCGGTTGAGAACGCCAGGAAAAGCGCACTGGCAATTTGCACAGCATAATCAGGCATGATTCACCTCCAATACACTTATGATAATTATACCCTGAAATTAGGGTATCTTACACTGGCTCACTCCTCAGCCCGTCCGGTATCTCATCCCGCCCAACAAACACATGCCCAGGCAGGACATATACGGACGCCTGCAAAGCCTTGCCGTACACAACCGCGGTTGTCTCGTTCAGGGCTTTGTCCAGGTCGGCAGGGTTGCACCGCACTTCTGCGGGTGGTCTGCCGTACCGCTTTTCATACTCTTTCGAGGCGTGTTCGACAAGCTGCCCGATGGTCATATTCCGGTCAAGATAGTACATCAATCCTGCAAATTTTGCCGCGCTCATTCCACCACCTCCGCCAATCCGGGACCAATCGCAATCCAGGCGGTATGCCCGATGCGCGCCCAGGTGTACGCGCCGGAAAGTTGAAACTCGTAGGCGTAGAACTCAAGCCCCGCTTTGACATCGCCCAGGTCAGCACCGCCGGGAGCGTTGCGAACGTTCAGGTAAGTGGGCGCAGTCACCCGCACTATCTGAATCTCCTGGGGTTGCTCCTCTTGTAGGCGTGCCGGGTATACGCCAAACTCGCTATAGAAATCAAAGTCATTCCCGTTATACCAGTCCAGGTCAATATCATTATCCCCATTGGGGTAGCCTGGGAAGCCGTAAGTTTTGGCAAGCGCATTTCCATCGGCGCTGTACTGCCAGAACGTCCAGTCAGTCCAGTCCCTAAACTTGAACCGCCCATCGCTCCAGGGGGACGTAAGCGCGGATGAGTAGCGCGCCGCCGCAAGCCGCAGTTGAGGCCACAGGTTAGACGCTTCCACATTGTAATCCCAATACCCCTGCCTGGTGTAAATCATGGGGTCAGAATACCCGGCATTTTCCAGCACTTCTACAAAGTTGGTTATGCTGTCCCGTGCCGCGTACTTTGACGATGCAGGCTCCTCAACGTCAATCCAGGGTGGTAGCAATACGT